GTATGCACAGTCACAGTCCTCCTTGGTCAACTCTATGTTGGTGCTGGATATAGGGTGATGGCTGAGTCTGTAAATAGACTGACCTTCTCCCTGGTTGGTGAGTTGGAAAAAATTGGAGATACTGGTATCGATGAAGCATCATTATATTGAAAAACTGTGGTTTCCCGTCCGAGTTTGGGAGTTTGCTTCTGGTGAGCATCTCCTGAATCGGACGCTTCATGATGTACAGATCACTGAATTTAGGTCGTATAACACTGAGGGAGGTGTTGGCACAAGTTTTCCACACCTAGAGCAATGGCCTCAGTGGAAACCTCTCAAGACATGGTTTGAGGAGTGTGCCAACGAGTTGGTCACCAGTAATAGGTGGGTCTGTGAGCGCCTCTCAGTGACCTCTATGTGGGCGAATAGGAGCGATGCCAAGACAGGACACCACCACACCCCCCACAGGCACCCTATGTCCTATCTGAGCGGCATCTACTACGTCCAAGGGAGTGCTCCCACCATGTTTGTGGACCCCCTAGCACAGAGAGAGTGGGCACAACTACACTTAGATGGTGGACCCTTGGAGGAGACCAGACTGACATACTCACCACCCCCAGGGACCCTACTTCTGTTTCCCAGTTATCTGGTCCATGGATCCATCCCTAACGATAGGAATGAAGATAGATATACTATTGCTGTCAATTTCTTCCCAACAGGTAAGATAAACCTGGGAGCATGGGATGAGCCAATGCTTACTCTGGATATAAAATGAAAGTCAATCAACTGTTTCCTGTAATTGTCCCCGAGTTTAACTATGAAGGCGATCTTGAAAAAATCCTTGAATATACTGACACTGTGGACAAAGCACAGTTTAATTTTCCAGAAGGTGTCGAAACTACGAAAGGGGATTTACATAAGCATGAGCAGTATTCGGACCTCGTAACTTGGTTTGACCAGTGTCTAGAAGAATATAGGGTGACGATGGGTCTGATGTGTGATAAACTATCCATTAGTTTGATGTGGGCAAATCATGCACCCAGACAATCTGGCGTGGGTCACCCCCGCCACCGTCATCCTATGTCTTTCCTTTCTGGTGTTTTTTATCTTACTGAAGGAGTAGCGACAGTATTTCACGATCCCATTTACCCCAGGACAATGGACTGTATGGAAGTCCTTTCTAACAACCTCGTTGAGAGGGGTGGTCCTATCGAAAAGATTTCAGCAGACCCAGGTAAGTTGATTCTGTTTCCATCTTGGTTGGTGCATGAATCGGATCGCCATTTCTTTGATTATGACAGGTGGACTATTAGTTTTAATGCTCTACCTACTGGGAAAGTAAACCCAGGACCCTTTGACTATCCTATGGCAAACCTAAAAGTGTTATGAGATACATTAAGACCCCTCTTCGCTACCCTGGTGGCAAGTCTAGAGCAGCAGAAAAACTCATGGGAAGTTTTCCTACGAAGATTGAAGAGTTTCGTGAACCATTTTTAGGTGGTGGATCTGTTGCTTTACGTTTCAGTCAGCAATATCCAGACACTCCTGTTTGGGTGAATGACAAATACAGTTACCTTTATAATTTTTGGGTCACCCTTCGTGATCAGGGGTATAACTTATCTGAAGCTTTGATTGATGAGAAAAATGCTGCAAATGATGAGTCTAAGTCTAGAGAGCTTTTTGATGGAGCAAAGGAAGAAATATCCACCGCTAGTCCTTTTCGTCAAGCTGTGCTTTTTTGGATTCTTAATAAGTGTAGTTATAGCGGACTGACTGAAAACTCTGCCTTCTCAAAGACTGCATCAGTCCAAAACTTCACTGTCAGGGGAGCACAGAATCTGAAGCAGGTGTCTGCTGTCATTAAGAATTGGACGATTACCTGTAAGGACTACACTGAGGTGCTCACTCCTCCTGGGGAAAACGTATTTGTCTTCCTAGACCCTCCTTATAAGATCAAGAGTTATCTTTATGGCACCAACGCTGAGTTGCATAAAGGATTTGATCACAAGTATTTTGCAGATGCATGTATTGCTTGCCCACATAACTGGATGGTGACGTATAATATTGACGATGAGATCTCCGAGTGGTTTAAGGATTACCACCAGGAGAATTTCCAACTCACTTATGGTATGCAACACCGAGGATCTAAGAATAGGACTCAGCAAGAGTTGCTTATCAAAAACTTCAACAACGTTACAACGTCACCTCTGGAGGTCCTCTTTGTCTGAGCAATATAATCCATTCGACTACGTTAACTCGATCAATAACAAGACAGTTAACTACACTAATGATGAGGGATATATGCGTCACTACCCTCCATACATGGTGAATCGTGCTATGTCATACCACATGGATACAGTGCTACACTCAAACGAAATGAATAGACTGCATCCTCTGGATAAGGACATGCAATATCACTTTTACCTATATAGTGTTAGAAAATCGAAACGGTTTTCCTCCTGGGGTAAAAAGGATACGCCAAAAGATCTTGATATTGTCAAGGAATATTATGGGTATTCAACTGAGAAAGCAAAGGAAGCCCTTCGTATTCTCTCTAAGGAGCAAATTAAAGTAATCAAAGCCAAGTTGGATACTGGAGGATTGAAATGAGTGAAGAGATCACATGGTCTCCTAGCATGATGGTTGAAGTTATTCTTAAAGAACCAGATGACTTCCTGAAAGTGAGAGAGACACTGACACGCATCGGCGTGGCGTCCCGCAAAGAAAAGAAACTATACCAGTCTTGTCATATTCTTCACAAGAAGGGTAAGTATTACATTGTCCACTTCAAGGAGTTGTTTGCTTTGGATGGCAAACCTTCTAACTTGACAGACAATGACCTTCAACGCAGGAATAGAATCGCTCGTCTCCTGTCTGACTGGGGTCTCATTGAAGAGGTGACTCCTGCTGCTGACGAAGACCTTGCACCTCTTAATCAAATCAAAGTCCTTTCTTTTAAGGACAAGGGTGAATGGACTTTGGAATCGAAATACAACATTGGCAAAAAGAAACAGCCAGTTGAAGCTTGATTTCAGATAAATAGATGAGCCTCGTCAGCTCATCTAATGTCGGAAGAAGTCAAAGAAACTCCTAAAGAGGAGGTCAAAGAGGTCGAAAAGAAGAAAGGACCTTTTGCTAAGCTCAAGGAAGCTGCTGGGGATAGCGAGGAACAGCTTGCCATCCTTAGCACTTTCGTGCGTCTTGGTATCCTCGTCTGGTCTGGTGGCATCCTTACCCTTGCTTACATTAAGTTGCCGCCCGCACTTGGCATCCCAGAGCAGAAACTCGATCCCACTTTTATCGCGTCTGTTTTTACAGGGGTGCTCGCTACCTTTGGCGTCCAGACGGCAAAGAAGAATGGCGATGGTACATTCAAGGGCAGTGCTCCTGGCGGTGTCTCCAAGGCAGATCTTGAGAAACTCATCCAAGCTGCGGCGCAAACGGCTCCAGCGCAAACGATTCGTATTGAGCAAGCCCCGATTCAGATTGCCACTGCACCTAAGAAGGACGGTGAGCCACCCGTAATGCCTACTATCTAACTATCATGCAAAAAGTAATTAACGTTATCGCTCTTCTGTCTGGTCTTACATCTGCTGCTCTCATTGGTGGTAGTGCATATGTGCTTCTTAATAAAGATGCTTTGATCGAGCAGGCAAAGACAGCAGCAACTAAAGCAGCGACTGAGGCAGTTGCTGGCGCTCTCCCTGGTATGATTCAAGGTGCTATGCCTAAGATGCCAGAAGTAACTGGTGGTGCTATTCCCCAAGGTGGTGCGTCCCTTCCTAAGACGACAGGACCCGCTCTCCCCTTCTAACCCATGACTACTAAGAAGACTGAAACACCAACAGAAATACCAACTAAGAAAAGATCGCCAATAAAGATTACTGGATTGGCATTACTTGGACTCTTCGGTGTTGCTCATATTGGTGTGCTAGGTCATCTTATGAATGTCACTAGGAGACCAGATTTTCCTGTCATCAATTTCCCTGGTGGTGACTACTCTTCATATGAGGTAGAAGCGACCAGGGATGGATATAAAATTAGGTATAAAGCAAACGATCCTCTTGTATTGGAATCTGAGAAATCCTTAGAATTGGATAGGGATAAGCGTGGATTCTTTGGACCCACTCAAGAAAGACGTAGGGAGTATCGTCTAGATCAATATACTATGGACGGTGCTAGAAACTTGGGGGGTGGGGATTCGGAGGGAAAGTCCCTTGCGAAAAGCGAACAGTGTATAAGGGCGGACGCTGGAGCTCGCTCTCAAGGTGCCCTGGCAGGGACTAGCATCGCTGCTGGTGCCATCGCCCCTGCGGTGGTGGGAATC